GTCAGTAACTCTTACTTAATCTGGAGGATTCATTGTACCCTTCTATTTCTTGCCGAATCCTTTGCCCCTTAAATGTGAGAATATTATGGCAGATGATATCAGAGAGAATGCGATGGCTGGTGGAACACCTGCAAGATTGCGTGGACTGGATGCAAACGGCAACAGTATTAGTCCGACATTGGAAGAGGTAATGAATGCGATGGGGATATATACAAAAAAATGGGATTCCAATAAAGGGGATTTGTTGGAAATAAATGCTCCGTATTCTATATTCATTATAGGAGAATCTGTCATTGGAGGGCATATAATGGGAGTGTTTGCCAACAATATTACAGTCTTGAGCAAAGCAAGACAGTTTTCCGAAACAAAAGACCAAGAAGGAACAATTAATATTTATAGGAAAGACGAACATAGTATAATTGTACAGAATAATATAGAAAAAATGAATATAAGAATATTATTCTTGTCTTCATATTAAGCTTATATGTCATAGATATTCTTTGCTGAATTATCCTTAATAGAGGACTTGTATTATACTCCCCATCTTCTGCCCCTTAAATGTAAGATTATGGCAGAGAAGCAAGATATAGCAATGAATGAGTTTCCGATAAACAATGTAGCGGACTATCTGTATACTGAGAAAGGGAACAACCAGCAGAAGGTAACTCCTACAGATTTGGTGAAGAGTTGTGGATTTTTTAGATTAGACAAAACTATTACTCCTGGAGAAACGTATGAGCTGCCCTATATCTCCGGATTAATTATGGTTCAAAATGCCTCTTCTGTACACCAAAAAGCGATTGCACTTGTATATGGGAACAATACCGGGAACATAATAGTTCCACAAGGTGCCATTAATTTCTTCTCAGAGGTTGAAAATAAGATTTGTATAATGAGTGCAGGAGAAAACACTAAATATGTTGTCAAAAGCACATACGCATCCAACCAACATATTATCTTGACATTTATATTATAAAGTTCAATCTACTTTACCAAAATTAGATGGCAGATTGAGCTTTATGTTTCTATGCCGTGTTCTTTGCCCCTTAAATGTGTGAATATTATGGCAGATGATATTAGAGAGAATGCGATGGCTGGTGGAACGCCAGCACGGCTGCGTGGGCTGGATGCAAATGGTAATAGCATATCACCGACAATTCAAGAGGTGGCAGAAACTTTCGGTAAAGGATATGCTGCAGATTTGAATAACGAAACAGATTATGGAATTTCTGGCATGTTTAACGCTGATACTATTAATCATCCACCCATTTCATCAGATACTATTTTTGGCATATACTCAAATCATAGAGCAAAATATATAACAGAAGGAGTGTTTTTGTATCAAATAGCTGTCCCAGAAAATATGATAGGAATGTATGTAAGACGATGCTGGAATGGGAATTGGAGCGAATGGAAGTCAGTAACTCTTACTTAAAACTGTGGAATTATTCCACAATACCGTGGAGCACTCCACAATATTCCACAGTATTGTTAAAAGAGGATTTTGCCTTATATTAATGAAAATGAATGCAATATTGTTGCGCAATCATTCTGGTATCAATTTTGTACTATGGTTTATGTCTTAAAAGTTATCAGTAACTTGTAGTTGTTATGGTTAGACAATAGGTATTAGTTGCATTAAGGTTTAAAGACATTTTGTTCATATTGATTTTCATTCGGAAACTCTCTTTGTTTGGCATTGCATCCCGGTCTGTGAAGTATCGGGATGTTTTTACTTAGATGGTTGCTGTTTCCGACTAAATACTGTAACTTTGTATAGTTAGCCGATATACTACTTAACTAATACTATTTTATTCTTTGGAATAATGAAAGTATTCTCGGTCTGTGAAGATCGGATGCTTTTGGTGGGTAATGCCGCCAATTATTCCAGTTAAGTGTTTAGGTTTTATGCAGTCTACCCCATGAATGGACTGCATTGACAAGAAGTATTCTGCCCGTTCTGACCGAGATGGCCGGAACGGGCATAACCAGAATGAAAATCCACATGGCTTGCAGAACCACTATCATAAGGTACCAATCCTTTTTAAAACTATGTATGTTTCAGTGCTTCTGTTGTTTTTGATAAAAAAGCTACCATTTGTCGTTTTTCGACCGAAAGCAACACCTTTAGTCCCATCTGTATAATCACAGTAAAAATTTGAACCTGCATCTGACACAAAACCTTTTGAATAGGAACCAAAAGCAAATATAGCAGTTGCTGCATTGTTGGGGGATGCAAGCAAATACATACCGTACCCCAAGTCGCCAAGGTCTTTTTCCTCTTTTGCCGCCAATGTAAAGCTATAGGTATATATTCCCATCGCATTCATTACCTCTTCCAATGTCGGTGATATGCTATTACCATTTGCATCCAGCCCACGCAGCCGTGCTGGCGTTCCACCAGCCATCGCATTCTCTCTAATATCATCTGCCATAATATTCACACATTTAAGGGGCAAAGGATTCGGCAAGAAATAGAAGGGTACAATGAATCCTCCAGATTAAGTAAGAGTTACTGACTTCCAATCGCTCCAGGTAGAACCATTATTCGATGAATATCGAAAGAAAAACTTATTGTCAAAATTAAAATCAAGTTGAACAATATAAGTATTGGATTTCAAGACCAATAATATACCGTGCTTGCCACTTGTTCCAATAATAGGGCCTCCGTGGGAATATGAACCGGGAATTATGGCGCTATTTACTGCGTCTTCAGAATTATAAGTTAAATAACCACGTTCTTTCATTACATCTAAAAATAACGTACTTATAGCCATAAGCACGCTGTCCTTACCTTTCAATCCCCTTACATAATCCACTGTATTAGTTATAGTCATCTGGTCTTCTCTAATATCTTGCTCTGCCATACTTCTGTACATTTAAGGGGCGAATCCTCCGGATTATGAAAACTTTATGTTCGATACTTTATTAATTGCATATAAATTCTTACTTTTAAAGGAGAAAAACAGAATCCTATGAATTACGGTTACATACGGGTCAGCAGTGAAAAACAGACCGTTGAAAACCAACGGTACGAGATTATGCAATATTGCAAGCGCAAGGGGCTCATTATAGATAAGTGGATTGAAGAGAGTGTGTCTGGTGCCAGGCATCCCAATGTGCGGAAATTAGGTAAGATACTGAATACGATAGACCAAGGCGATACCATATATGTTACGGAACTTTCAAGACTTGGACGTTGTGCGTATATGGTTATAGCTATCATATCTCATTGTCTGATAGCCAAAGCCAATATTGTGGAAATCCGTGATGACAAGCTTATTAAAGATGATTCAGATTCTGTGCAAGATACGTTTTTAAAGGTCTTATTTGCTCAAAGAGAGCGGGAAGATATATCAAGGAGAACCAAAGCCGGACTTGCCAGGCGGGTAGCCATGGGGATGAAGCTTGGACGAAAACCAGGTGTTCAGAATTCCCATTATAAATTGACTGGAAAGGAACGGCTAATAAAAAAGATGTTTGAATACGGATATTCCAAAGCCGCCATTTGTAGAAGGCTGCAATGTAATCCGATAACTTTGGATAGGCATCTTATAAGGATGTGCTATTTTCTACCTTGTAATTGAGTTTTATATCTTTGCGTGAAAAATGATTTACGCGTATATTAGAGTCAGTACAGATAAACAAACGGTTGAGAATCAGAAATTTGAGATAGAGAAGTTTTGTAAGATAAGAGAACTGCAAATAGACAGATGGGTGTCGGAAACCATATCCGGTACCAAGTCTGCAAAAGAACGGAAGCTTGGCGCTTTGCTGAAAAAACTTAAAAAGGGTGATACCCTTATTTGCTCTGAAATTAGTCGTCTTGGGCGTCGTCTGATGGAAGTGATGAGCATTCTAAACACTCTCATGCAAAAAAAAATCACTGTTCTGACTGTAAAGGAAAAGTATGAGTTGGGTAACAATATACAGTCTCAGATACTTGCCTTCGCTTTTGGTCTGTCAGCTCAGATTGAGCGTGATTTGATTTCGCAACGGACCAAAGAAGGTCTTGCCAGGCGTGTTGCCGAAGGACAGAAATTAGGGCGGCATAAGGGTGGAAAGAATTCGCATTACAAGCTTACAGGAAAGGAACCTCTCATTAGAACCATGCTCGAATATGGTTATTCGAAGGCTGCTATCTGTCGTAAGCTTAAATGCAATCCTAAAACATTGGATGACCATTTGCGGAGAATGTCAAAAAAATAATGTCCTTTTTGAAGGCTACATCCATATCTATCTTTGCATTGACATTCTGTGTCAGTGGAAAATCCCGAATTGGCAGCATGTTTGACATAGGCTTACTTACTTTTGTGGTTGTCTGACAATTTGATGGTTATAAATAAAGTAATAAAATGGGTATGAATGATTGGGTTATGCTGGTGACCGCACTCGGTGGCATCGAGGGCATCAAGCAGCTTATTAAGTGGTGGATGTCGCGCAAAACCAATGCGCGTATTGAGGACGCACATGCGGATGTCGAGGAGTTCAAGGCATTACGGGAGTACAACGAGTTCCTGCAGAAGCAGCTTTCGGAGAAGGAACAGCGGTTTGTGGAGCAGACTGACCGGCTCCGTAAGGCACAGGATGAACTGTTTACACTGAAGGAGACTAATTCTGACCTGAAACTGGAACTGGCGCTTAAACGGTGTGAGAGAAAGAAATGCGGTGATAGAGAACCGCAAAACGGCTACTGATTCGCGGAAAGGAAGGTGTTTCACAACGGCTTCCTTTCCCCTAATACTACACAACTTAAAGTTTAAACAAAGGCGTTTGCGAATATATTGTATTTTTATGTAAAACCAAAAATCAAGGAGGAAAATAAGAATGGCGAATGTGTATAAATTAGCGCCGTGGATTCTCAAATGGGAAGGCGGTTTCGTGAATGACCCGGCAGACCTTGGAGGTGCAACGAATATGGGTGTGACTATCGGTACGTGGAAGTCATGCGGCTATGACAAGGATGGTGACGGTGATATAGACGTGGATGACCTGCGTCTGCTTACCCGTGAGGATGTCGTTAACCGGGTGCTCAAGCCGCATTATTGGGACAGATGGAAAGCTGATTTGATAACGAGCCAGTCTGTGGCGAATATCCTTGTCGATTGGGTGTGGGCATCGGGTGCACATGGCATCAAGATTCCTCAACGTTTGCTTGGTGTTACTGTGGATGGCATTGTAGGTCCCAAGACCATTGCCGCGGTGAATGCCAGGAATCCGCGTGAGTTGTTCGACATGATTAAGATTGCACGGTTTGACTTCATCGAGGATATATGCCGTTCTCGTCCGGCGAACAACAAATTCGAACGGGGGTGGATGAATCGGATTAACGATTTAAGGTTCGAGGAATGAAAAAGTTGCCGTGGATATTGGTTGTATTGCTGCTTATAGTTTGTGTGGCGGCTTGGTTCCGTCCGCATGAGCAGTCTCCGGCAGAAGTTCGTGTAGAGACGAAGATAAAGACGGTTGTCAAGGTAGATACGATGCTTATCTCCGCACCTATGGCTGTGTTCTGGCGTTTCGTGCCGGATGATACGACACGGATAGGTGATACCTTGCTCCGTCGTAAACAAGTGGTATATAGAGACAGTTCGTATCGTGCTGTGGTAAGTGGGTATGTAGACCCTCGGCTGGATAGTATGGTGGTGTATCCGAAGACGGTTTATCAGACGGTGACGAATGATATCTATCATCCGGTGGTTGTCAAGCCGAAAAGGAAGCGCTGGGGATTAGGGTTGCAGGTAGGATATGGCTATCCGGGTGGTTTTTATGTCGGTGGTGGGGTGAGTTATAATTTATGGCAATGGTGATATGATTAAAATTGGAAAATATAGTGTAGTTCAGTCTGGGAATTTCTTACTTCAAGAGAATATACCTCTTTCAGTTGAATGTGATGGAATACATATTGAGATAATGTATATGGAATCAAATGAGTCTTCTCTTTACATCGTTAATAAGAGGTGTTGGAAAAAACTTCTGATACGAACTGTTTTTGGGGAAAACACTTACTCTCCATCTCCGTGTTTAATTCAAGAAGCAAATGGCAAAGAGTATTATCTTAGTTTTATTCTAACTTCTGCTTTTAATAGGAAACGAAATTTTGTCTTCAATTTATTACGGAATTAGATCTTTAATATCTATATTTGTGAAAAAACATATAAATATGGAAATAAAAGTAGGAGATTACAATGTCTTAGAAAGTGGCTCTGTTGTCTGTATGGATGGTTATCCTATTGTGTTTACTTTTGGTAAGTTAACTTATAAAGTTATTATTCATCGAGATAAAGGTGCTGATGAATTAGGGAAAAACGTTGTTTTTTTAATGAATGCTAAAGATATGAATATCGGAGAAATTCATTTGTATTTAGAGGATTCTGTGGCATTAGCATCAAGTACACCTTATAAAGTTGGAAACTATAATGGTAAATCTTTGTCATTTGCTTTTCATATAGAGCATTTTACAGCTATGTCAGACCCTAAAATGCCAATTGCTTTGAATTACACTTGGTTACAGAGAGATACTACAGTCATATTTGAACCAACTGAATCTGGGAAAGTGAAAATTGAAGAGAAATGAATGAGGATAGGATTAGTTTCGACAATAATGTAGAGGGTGGGCTAAAATATAGTTTACCCAGTTGCGTGTCTGTGGAAGATTTGATGAAAAATAAGATAGGCATTACAATAGTGCTTAACAATATGAACACTCAAGCAAAGCAAATACAAAGACTAACAGTAGAATTGGAAGATTTGAAGTGCTCACGTATGTCATTGCCACAATCAATATTTTTAGCGATTGTCAATATTATAGGAACTGTGCTTATTGCTGTGGGAGTTAATTTCTTCACTTCCAATATGTATCTTGCATTTTCTATCTTGAGTTCAACTTATAAATGCAACTTTTTGGGTGCGGATAATAAGCAATAAAAACATTTATTTTTCAGAGAGGAAAGAGAGACAATGTCCCC